TCTGCATATGCGCCAACAGCGTCAGCCAAGGCGCGGGTTGCTGCACCTTTTTGCAATGCAGCCTCAACAAATGGTCTGGCATCCATACGCGCAGAGAATGACCTGCCCGGTGCTTCGTTGGTGCGCTGGGCGTCAGATCTGTAGATTGGTATTCTCATTACAAGTATCCCGAACTTGATAAGTCTAATGCAGCGTTGCCAAATCCTGAGATCAGCGATGATTGGCCTGAAGATCTATATGCTGAACGGGACGCATCGCCGCCCATTCTGGCAAGCTGGGCCTGCAATCGCGCATCTTCCTGCTGATCGCTGATCTGTAGGTTTATCATCTCATTGTTGAACTCTGCCACCGACATTGCATAATCAAACTCTTTGGCGTTGGCTTGCAGAACGGAAAACGGTGTGCCGCTGGACATATCTACGCCTGCGTAGCCAAACCCGGCTTTTGCGCCGCCTTGCACCTCGCGCTCAAACGCCTCGCCTGCGCGCACTGTGTCGATCTCAAAGTTTTCGTTAATGATGCCGCGCTGTCTGGCCAGCAAGCCAATGTCGCGCTCTATTATGCTAGCGTTAAAATTGGCTGCTCTTTGCGCGGCTGCGCCTGCCGCGTTGGATGCGTTGCGCGAGCTAATGCCGCCAATAATGCTAGACCCGGCCCCAATAATTGCTGCGGTTGCGCCCATTATTCTACTCCCAACCGCTTGCTGTAAATTGTTTCAGTGCCGACAAAATCCAGCCGCTGAAGCAGTTTATCAAATGGCTTGTGCATTTTTGTGTTGATCATCATTACGCTGACGCCAGCGATGGTAAGCTGCTGTTCCGCAAATTTAATCAGCCGCCATGCGGTGAAGCCTTTGCGGTATTCTGGATCTACATAAATGGCATCATTGTGGCTAAACAGATGATCCGCATAATGTAGGTGCGGCACAATAATATTGACAAAGTAGCCCACCAACTTATCGCCTTCGCGCGCTGTCGAGCAATGCAATCTGCCGTCATCATCCATTTGAAAGAATGCGTCCCAATTGACGTTTAAGTTTATCGTGCCTTGGTTTAGCGCAACTTCTTTCCAGTGGTTTTCGATTAGCGGTTTGAGTTCCTCGTGGATGTCTCTCAGCCGCTCAACATGGTAAAGGATCATGTGTCGAATGTGTTCATACGTGGATACAAGGCTAAGACCGTCAGCGGCAGTGCCTGCGATTGTCTCACGTAGATCCTGTCGTTGTTGTCATATCCGCCTCGGAACTCAATATCTTTATCGCCAGTGAACAGCGGGATGCCCTCATCCATGTTCATGCTGCTGTCTCTAAACGGGATGCGGTCTAGCTCATCAGCAGAATTGCCAACTTCGATGCCGACAGTCTCAAACAATCTTAACGTGACAGCGTGAATGCGCTTGGGCTTGCCTTGGCTGGTGCCATCTTCACTGCCGCTTTCGATACGCATGGTCTGCATTTCGGATGTAAATCCAAACCCAACGGCTGCGGTTGTGCTGCTGTAGTTTAACGTGATCCCGCCGCCGCTGACTGTCTCGTCAGGGTGGGTTGCGCCGTTGGCCAGTATCGTCACGCTTTCGCCTTCCAGATGGTACAGCCCGGACAAGCTGGTGGTGGCAGATCCTGAGTACGCCAAGCCGCCATCCACAAAGAATGCGCTGGTGGTGACGCTGCCAAAATCAAACACTTTCAGCACTTCGACGTAGCGCTTGGTTCGAAAATTTATTTTGCGCTTGACGATCATGTATAGGTCATCATTCCCGCTATCAGTCGGCAGAGTTGCAATGCTTTCAACAACCGCTTGGCCTGCTAGGGTGTTGCCATCAGGGAAACTGCCGCCAAGCACATGCTTGTGCCAGCCGACCACATCCTCTTCGCGGCGATACGTCATGCCCAGCAAAGTGCCGTCAGACCGCAGCGCCCAAATGATGCTTTCTGGCTCTTGCTGATAGGCAAACTGGGTTATGCCGCCATCTGTGATATGTTCAGCGAGGATCGTCATATCGGGTGCTTGATAGCCTGACGTATTTACGTCTCCAGCGAATTTAAACTCTCTGACTTTACGGCCACCTCGTTGCGCAAACAGCGTCACGTCTGCCACTTGGACAGGCTCGACAGCCGCAGATCCATAGTTGCTGTATTTCCTGATCAGGGTGGTGGTGGGTGTAACCGGGCCGTCAGATGTGGCCGTCACTACATACTCGCCAGCAGTGGTGCCAACGGTCAAAACTCTGGTGGGTGATAGGTAGCGGATCGCGTTAACTTGGTTTGACGCAATGGTGTATATCAAGGCGTCATTATCGCCTGTCCCGGTGGTAAAATTCGTATAGTCAGCATTCTTGCTGAACCACAATGTCTGCGGATTATTGTTAGTATTGCCAAACACCAGCCTCTGCTCAAAAAACGTCACCACAGACGGGTAGTTGTCTGTCGCATTGTTGAGGTTTGGCGATGGTGATCCGCTGATCGATGGCGTTGCAAACGTCCAATCGTTATGGTCTGCTCTGACTAGGGTGCGGATTGCGTAGCTGGGATGCACAAAGTACATCGTGTCAGCAGATTGCACAAAGCGCAGATCAAACAAAACAGCCTGTGGATATGGCGATGCTAGTTCAAAGATCTCGGTGGCAGTGCCGCCAGATGTAAACGTGGTGAAGCTGGTGGTGTTGATCGCCACGTCATAGAGATCTGTCAAGGTGAACGTGTTGGTTGTGCTATTAGCCACGCGATAGTTGCGCCCGTTTAATTCGACCATGCCGCCAACGCTGACAATGTAAACCTCATCGCCGTTGCTGAACCCGTGGCTGTTTGACGTGAGAACGCCGGGGTTAGCTTTGGTGATGGCGGTGATGGTCTTGGCAGTGGCGTTTAAAACCTGCGCGCCATTGCGGTAGACCCGCATGATGCTGTTGCCAAACTCTAATATATAGGTGTCGCTAGTCTTGAACTGAAACGGGATTAGGCGGGTTTTAACGCTGCTGTTTTTGACCTCGCCAAGAAATTCTGTGCCGGGTCTGCGCTTCACACCGCCCTGCGGCATGACCACCATATTGGTGAGATCTGCCAAGCCTTCGCGGTATTTATCAATGCCTGTGCGGCCTTCCAGCAGTGGCGATATTTCACCCGCTGCAAAGCTGCTAAAGCTGGGGGCTGATCGCGCCATTAGTAACGCGCCTCTATAAAGTCACTGGCCTCTATGCGCCGGGTTGCGCCCTCGGTGCTATCAACAAATCGCGCCTCTTTTAGCGACTGATCATATGCTGATGTGGTGATCTGCACCATCGATGTTGACCCGGTTATCGCGTAGGCCATCTCAGCAGCGAGACGCATAGATAATGCCTCAATCAAACCGCTGTCGTATTCGTTAGGATCTGTGATGCGCGCCACATACTTAATCTTTGCGGTGCCTTCATCAGTGACGATGTTGCGGCCCTCAATGACAAACGCAGGGCCACCGCTGTTGTTTTTCATGTTGTCTTGCGGGTAAGACATGCTGCCATTGCTGAACTCTAGCACTCGCAGGCAATAGGGATCTGTCGGCAATGCGTATTGGAAGGAATAGCCAAAAACTGGCAGGGCCGTAAGCTGCGCAAGATCCTGACGCCTGATTAGGCAGTTCCAAGGATGCGCGCGGAATACGCTGTCGCGGATGCTGTCATATCGCTGATTGACGATGCGCGCAGCTTTGCTGTTCTCGTCAAACGCAGATATGTTTGAGGCCCCCAATACGTTTAACGCATTGTTGGCGATGTCCGTAGCTGAGGTCATCTGGTCACCAAATTTTTAGGGGGGTGTAGAGAGGCAGGGGCAGCAAGCCGCCCCCGCCGGGTTAGTTAGTCGACAGCGTATTTGATGGTCACTTCAATTTTGCCAGTGCCAGCGGCACCGCCCATTGTGATTGTGACAATCACGCCATCTTCGTTGGTGTCAGTCTCAGTGCCACTGAGCAGCGCCAAGGTGGCAAGTATGTCCACTTTTTGCGCGCTAGTTGACGCTGCCGCAGCCTTGTAAGCCGCAGGCGCAGCGGACACGGCAGTACCCGCCGCATTGACGTGGGCTGCAAAGCCAACTGACAGTGTGGTTGAGCCTCCCAGCGCGCCATGTGCGAGATGGCCTTCGATCAGGCGTGCGCCGTCAGGAAGGGTGAACATTTCGACAACATCGCCTGATGCCAAGCTTGATGCTGTATAAGCGCCGTGAGCAGTGCGGATGCGTCCACCCATCACATTAGCTGGGTTTTTGACGATTGGGGTTGCTCGTGTATTGGTCCGTTGGACCGAGTATCTAGTAGCCATTTTTCAGTCCTCCTATTCCGAACACGCGATTTCAACGACCTTGGATTCCTCCATACGGGT